GAAATAATGAAAACTTATTTCGTTCAATACTTGAAGAAAAAAGAAAAAAGTAAAAAATTTTTGAAGATAGCACAAATCAATATGGCGATGAAATCACAAATTGCATAACTTTAAAGGAAAGGGGGGGGACTTGACTCCCTTTCTTTTTTTATGTAGAATGGAATGGAATGAAATTGAATATGCCAATGAACATAGAGAAAGTAAATTTAATTGTCAAAAATATGGAACTTCTTGTTCAATCCTTAAAGGAAGAACTGAAAGATAGTAACATTGTTAAATTGCAAGATCTAATCGTATCACAGCAAATAATTGACGATGACCCAGACTATTATGAAGAGGAAGATTGATGTATAACGAATTAACTCAATTTGAAAGAGCACTTGCTCGTTTTGGAGACAAGGTTGCTCTTATTGCTGGACTTGAAATCTCAAATAAGATTTCTCCAGAAGAAGCATATCAGGAAATCAAAGATATGTATAAGGAACTAAAAAAACTTCGTAAAGCAGAAAAAGAAACATGGGGGATTGATGAATGAAAGATCAGGTCAAACTAATTGCTATTACTCAAGGAGCAGGAGAACTTGTAAATAGAAATGCTCAAGATGTAATTTCATATATTGCTCGCGTAAGTAATCCAAATAATCAACTTAATTTTGAAACTTCTGCCGGTCTTCTTAAATATTGCATTAAGCATGAGCACTGGAGCATCTTTGAACAAGCATACATGACTCTTGAGATTAATACTACAAGAGGTATTGCTGCACAAATTCTTCGTCATAGGTCATTCACATTTCAAGAATTTTCTCAAAGGTATGCTGATACCAATCTTCTTTCCGATAAACCTGTGATTCCTGATCTTCGTAGGCAGGATAATAAAAATCGCCAAAACTCCATTGACGATTTTGGCGATTATGCTAAACTTAAAATGCAAGGTGAAATTGCTGAGTATTTTGAAAAAGGTCAAAAACTTTATAATAATCTTCTGGAAAAGGGTGTTGCTAAAGAATGTGCAAGATTTGTTCTTCCATTATCAACACCAACCAGAATTTATATGACTGGTTCTTGTAGATCTTGGATTCATTATATCAATCTACGATCTTCGCATGGAACTCAGAAAGAGCACATGGATATTGCTGAAGCATGTAAGTGTGTGTTTATCTGTCAGTTTCCTGATGTAGCAAAAGCACTTGAATGGAATAGATCTAAAGATTGTCCAGAATGTTCTGATGCATCATCCATTACATTAGAATAAATAACCTTATATAAAATGGAGGTTTAAATTGGCAACATATCCAATTATCAATACTATTACTGGTGAACAAAAAGAAATTTCTATAAGTGTTCACGAATGGGAACAGTGGAAAAAAGACAACTCTGAGTGGATACGGGATTGGTCAGATCCATCAACTTGCCCAGCAAGTGCTGAAATAGGTGAATGGAAAGATAAACTCGTTAAAAAGCATCCAGGATGGAATGAAGTATTAGAAAAAGCATCAAAAGCACCTAAATCCCGTGTAAAGAAAATCTAAATGGCAAGAAGAAAAAGGACTACTCAGGAAAATCCAATTGGTGTTGGACTAACTGCAAAGCAAATGAAACGTAGAAAACCAATCAATACAGAGTTACTTTTAAATATTGAACCATTAACAGATAATCAATCAAAGCTTTTTGATTCTTATTCTGAAGGTAAACATGTAGTTGCTTATGGAGCAGCAGGAACTGGTAAAACATTTATTGTTCTCTATAATGCTCTAAGAGATGTTTTGAATGAAAAAACTCCTTATGAAAAAATATACATTATTCGTTCTTTAGTTCAAACAAGAGAAATTGGTTTTCTTCCCGGAGGACATGAGGACAAGAGTGCTCTCTTTGAAATACCATACAAAAATATGGTAAAATACATGTTCCAACTTCCTTCTGATGAAGATTTTGAAATGCTCTATGGAAATCTTAAGACACAGGGGACTATAAGTTTTTGGTCTTCTTCTTTCTTACGAGGAACAACTTTTGATAATTGTATTCTTATTGTGGATGAATTCCAGAATATGAATGGACATGAGCAGGATTCTATCATTACTCGTGTTGGTGAAAATTGTAAGATTATGTTCTGTGGTGATGCTTCGCAGAGTGACTTGGTTCGTCAGAATGAAAGAAATGGAATTCATGACTTTATAAAAATTCTTCAAATTATGCCTTCATTTGATTTTATCGAATTTGGTATTGATGATGTTTGCAGATCTGGATTAGTTAAGGAGTATCTAATTGCCAAGCACACTTTAAATATTGAAATCTAAATGTTCACACACCTTGATTTGAAACTTCCCGGACTTGAAAGGGAAACTATAGATGGAGTTCGTTATTATAAAATTGATGGGAAAAAAAAGAAATTAGTTTCTATTACTTCCGTCATTAGTCATTATAACAAAGAAAAGTTTGCCAAATGGCGTAAAAGAGTTGGTGAGGAAGAGGCAAATAGAGTTACTAAAAGAGCAACCAGTCGTGGAACTGATATGCATCTTTTAACAGAATATCATTTGCTAAACAAAGAACTTCCTTCAGTTCAACCACTTTCTGAAATGCTATTTAAAATAGCAAAACCAACTCTTAATCGTATAAATAATATTCGCACATTAGAAGGTGCTCTTTATAGTGAGATTTTGGGTGTTGCCGGAACTGTTGACTGTATTGCGGAATTTGATGAGGAACTTGCTGTTATAGATTTTAAAACATCCGCAAAACCTAAACCTCGCGAATGGGTAGAAGGATATTTTGTTCAAACCATGTTTTATGGAATGGCACTCTATGAAATGACTGGCATTCCAATTAAAAAGTTAGTCATTATAATGTCTTGTGAAAATGGAGAGTGTGTTGTTTATGAAGAAAGAGATTTGGAAAAATACATGAGAATGGTAATTCAATACATCAAAAAGTTCGTAAACGATAAGTTGCAGGCGATTGCTTGACAACCGGATCCATAAATCCTATAATGATTGAAATTGTGATAAATTAGTTACTGTGTCTCTTACGCTTATTCAATTAATGAATTCTGACATCAATCAAGAATTAGAAAAGGTACTGGAAGAAAAGTTCTTTTGCCCATCAAGGTTTGCTCAAGAAGTTGAGAAACTTGTGGTAATTGAAAATATTTCTTACATTGATGCAGTAATTGCTTTCTGCGAAATCAATAAGATTGATTTGGAGTCGGTTCCAAAACTTCTTTCTAAACCACTTAAAGAGAAAATTAAGTACGAAGCAATGGAACTTAATTTTCTCAAAAAAACATCTAAAGCACGATTAGTATTTTGAATGTGAATCCCTTTCAGGTCTATACTACATACTTAGCAATTAAGAATCATTTTACTAATAAGAACTATAATTACTTTACCTACAACGGAAAGATAAAGGCAAATATTCAATCCTTCTATAAACGCAAGGATAGATTTTATTTTGAAAAAATGTCTCGTCAGAAAACTGACGAAGAAATCATTAATTTCTTTGTGTCTAACTTTGCATCTTGTGATGATCCCCAATCATTATGGGTAGGTGAGATTATTAAAGAAGGAGAAAGTAATTATAAAAATTGGATGCGTAAGACCCAATCACTTTCTTATATTTTTAGGGATGAAGTAAGCATCTTTAATTCTAAAAACTTCGATGAAATGTTCAAGATCGAAGGTAATAGGCATCCAAAAATTTTAAAAGAATTTCTTCAAAATAAAATATCATTAGAAACAATGATAATCTTGAATAAGATTCTTGGATATAAAAATCAATTTGACAAAAAACTTCAAGATCCTGTGTGGGAATTTGTATCAATGAAAATTGAAAAATACACTCCATTCCTACATATTGATAGTAATAAATTTAAACTAATTTTAAAGGAGTGTGTTCTGTGAGTTTCTTTAAATCGGACATAGTTCGTGCAGAGATGACTGAAATCTCTATCTTGCAGGATGATATCTATCGCAATATTTTTGCTTTTTCTTCTATGAATAATGAAGAGAAAAGTTTTCATATTTCTCTTCTTGAAAAACTTCTAAATAAACAAAAAATTCTTTATACTCGTTTGAGTTTGTCTGATGATCCAGAGGCAATTGAAATGAAAAAAAGAGTTATTGAATCTGCTCAACTTATGGGTATGCCACCAAATGTTGATGTGAATACCATATTCAACACTATGGGCAAACTGATTGAGGTCATGAAAGAGCAACTTGACATGGAAAAAGAAGCAGAGTAAGATGTATATGGGCTGGACGATCCCTTAAGCCAAGTCACAAAGGCCAAATCCGTATTTAACTAAAATGTCATTTGAATCTCTAAAAAAACAATCCAAACTCGGTTCTCTTACCGATAAACTGGTAAAGGAAGTCGAAAAGATGAATTCCGGTTCTCAAGGTGGAACCGATGAACGCTTCTGGAAACCTACTATGGGTAAGGGAGATGTAGGTTCTGCGATTATTCGTTTCCTACCGGCTCCTGATGGTGAAGATCTACCTTGGGTAAAAATGTACAATCATGCATTCCAAGGCACTGGTGGATGGTTAATTGATAATTGTCTGACTACACTTGGTCAGAAATGTCCAGTATGTGCATCAAACTCAGAACTCTGGAATTCTGGAAATGATCGTGATAAGGATGTAGTTCGTCAACGTAAGCGTAAACTATCATACTACGCGAACATTTATGTGATTAAAGATCCTGCTCAACCAGAAAACGAAGGTAAAGTATTCCTCTTCAAATTTGGTAAGAAAATCTTTGATAAGATTCTGAACTCAATGCAACCAGAATTTGAAGATGAAGAACCAATCAATCCTTTTGATTTCTGGAAAGGTGCAAACTTCCGTCTTAAAATTCGTAAAGTAGAAGGGTATTGGAACTACGATAAGTCAGAATTTGATTCCCCAGAACCTCTTCTGGATGATGATGATGCTCTAGAAGCAATTTGGAAACAGGAATATTCACTTTCTGCAATCGTTGCTCCTGATCAGTTCAAATCATTTGATGATCTAGAAAAGCGTCTTAATAGCGTTCTTGGTATTGGTAAGGTTTCTCCTAAGTCCTCAACTGCGGATGAAGAAGATGAATATGAATCTTATATTCCAAAGCAAAACATTGAAGAAAATGTAATGCAGGAACTAGAAGAATCATACCGTAAGAGTAAGTCTGCTCCAAGTGTTCCAGAAAATCTTCGTTCTGAACTGAGCAATCTTTCTTCTAATTCTGATGAAGATGATGAGACTCTTTCTTACTTCCAAAAACTTGCCAACGAATGATCAAGTATAAAGTCTAATATTATCACCTTTTTTGAGGTTCTCAGTAACATATTGCTGAGAACCTTTTTTATATGGCATAATAGTATCCATATCATTAAATATTACGTTTAGATATCTTGGCTTAAGAACATAGATATTTCTCTTTTCTTCTTGTAGTTGATTTTCGTACTCGTAATTTGTCACTTCTCTTATAAATGAAGATGAAGGAGCAACAACTGGATATCCAAGTCCAGGATCCCAGTATTCATAATAACGTGGATTAGTAGGACTGCTATTTAAAGAATTTTCCGATACTGTATAAATCACTTGTTCTTTTCCTGAGGTTGATACAATTGGAGTAATATTATTTGGTGGATTTGGAAGATCATATGTAAAATAATCTTGAAATATTTCTTTAATTATAAATCTTCCATTGTATTCTTTTTCGGAAACTCCAGAAATAAGAACTTGATCTCCCGGAAAAGCTGGGATATTATCTCTCATGAAAACAGTTACTGTTTTAATTGCAACATCTTTATTTGTTTCTGGATCATAAGTGTACGCACTTAATGAATTAATAATTGAATTGATGGTTTCAATAAAGTTTCCGTTAGTTTTCCAAGTTGGTTGTATTTTTAGTCCAGATTTAAGAACAGTGACTCCTAAAGAATTTTTGATTTCTTTGGTTTCGTAATGATGTATTCCGCCATATAAAATTTGATATACTGATTCATCATTGAATGCTTTTGTTCTTTCTATTTCTTCTTTATCATAAATTGAATTTCCATCTTCATCTGTCAAAAAGTCCATGTTAGTAATATCGATACTTCTATATTTTTCTAACATTACCTTATCAAAGGTCCTTTGAGTCATTGGCCATTCTGTTTGAATGTTCAGAATGTTATTCGAAAGAAGAATTACCCAATCAAGAGTTTCATCATCGTAAAATTTATATGCCACATTGTCAGGACGTTCATCACCTATGATTGAATACTTTTCGAAGAAAGATAGATTTCCAAAAATATCTTCTCTTAGCTTTCCACGTTTAAAAAGATTTTTGACAGGGATATATTCTGAGATATATTTTTCGCCAGAATTTCTGGAGACATATTCAAAGTTCGGTACTTGTCTAAAGTAAGATGCCATTTTAGTAACCTATGTGATTTTCTCCTAGACTATTATAATCATCATCAAATAGAGGTTCAATTTCACCAAAGGTTAATGTCATATCATATTGAGTCATTGCACCGTCCTCATATGTTGCATAGTTTCCTGCTGGAGTATAATTTACAACACAATTTTGTAGGGCACATGTTTTTATTTTATTAATAAATGTATGCTCAGAACTTTTATAATAATATTGAATATCAAAAATATTTGGACTTTTTAGAAAAAGTTCTGATTCTGATCTTTTAACGGACATTCCCTGCTTAAAAAATCTTATAATTTTTCTAATTTCTTCTGCTTCTTCTTTAAAACGAGCAGACATTGAAAAAGTAAAAGTAAATGAACGAAGTGCTGGACCTTCAAATAATAATTCTAAATTGTTATTTAAAATTGCACCAGTTGTTCTTGTAAAAAATGATTGGTTTGCTCCTGCTGCTTGTCCGGCAAAGTGTTTTGCTAATGCTGTTGTAATATCTTCTTTATTTTCGCCAATTGATTTACTAGCATTTGTTGCAGCCCCCGATATTCCTTTGCCTCCGTTTTGTATTCCTGCTAGTGCTATAGCTGCCATATTTGCATCTATAGCATTTAAAGAATCTTCACCCCAAGCAACTGCATTTGAATCTGAAATAGATGGTTGAATTGGAAGCATAACTGTTCCCATAGAGATGCCTTTGTTTTGTCCAGAAGATGTTCCAAAATCAGGTCCTGATTCAAATTTTTTTGGTTGATATCTATACATTGTAAATTTAATACAATCTTGTTCAGTCATGAACTTTGCATTTTTTGGATATCTTAAATTCCCATAGCTTTGTCTTACTCCACCTTTTTTGTCACTTATTTGTTGATTTAAAAGATCTTGATCAAAGGGTTTTCCTTCATTTTCTGGTTTACTTTGTTGATCTCCAGATCCTTCTGTTGAAGTTGCAGCATTTGATTTGACTACTTTTTGCGTTTGCTGCTGTGTCAAACCACCTTTAGATTGAAGTGTTTTTGTTGTTTGTGCCGCAACGTTTTTATTTAAATTTCCCGTAGGACTTAGAAGAGAATTTGCAGCATCAGCACCTAATACTTGATTTCCATTCGCATCTTCTAATAAATTCCATTTTTTCCCATCTGTAGATCTTGCTGCAGGTTTCCAACTGCCTTGCCCTGTCCCAAAAGAAAAACCTGAAGATGTATCTGGAATCCAAACATATAAAGTAGTAGTTCCTCCAGTAACTTCTGTCCCTGATCCTTGTGTCACTGCAGTTGATGTTCTCAAGAATAAATTTGTATTATTTGAACCAACTGCAGTTCCGAATTCATCGCTGCATATTTGCCCTTGCGGACATTGAAAATTTCCTGACATTAACCTCTCCTCCAGTCTTTAGAAAGATTAAAAAACTCAATTTTTTTTAGAGTGTGAGGCATTGATATGGTAAGGTTTTATTTATTTAGACGCAATATAAAAAAACTTTATCTGGATTTGATATTTAACTCATCTTCAGTAATAATTTTAAATTCCAGCATTCTATCTGCACACCATTCTTCTGCAGCTTTCCACTTTGCTTTATTTACTGCATAGGTTCTGCACTCTTGCAAATAAGATTTGGTGACTCTTGATTTTTGCTTTGGTGGGACTGTCTGTTTTTTGGGTTTTACTTCAATAACATAAGTTTTGATTTTTCCAGATTTTTCTTTTACTTTAATTAAGTAATCTGGAAAATATCTATGAATACGATTATCAACTGGAGATATGTAAGAGATAGAAAATTCTTCAGAAGCCCAAGAAATTATATTTGGATTTTGATCGCAATAATAGCAGAATTTTCGTTCCCAACTACTTCTACATATAATATTTTTTGCATCACCCTGATATTTTTCTGGATTCAGTGGTTTGTATATGCTTTTAATACTTTCTGCCATTTCAGCATATATAGTATACCCGTAAAAGTATTTATAGATGGCAGTCAACGCTTTTGCAAATGGTTTAGATTTGGGAATTAATACGCCAACAATAAATCTCACAAATACAAACCTTTCAACAAACGCCACTAATAATACTTCAGTATCTTTTAATCAAGATACAAATGTTGCTCCAGGAGTTCCAAATCCTTCTCAGGCACAAAATCAAAGTCAAACTGTAACTACTGGTCGCAATGTCCCACAACCAAAAAAAGTTTCTGCTGATACTATAAAGGCAAGAATACTTCAACCTGCTTTAACGTCACATTTTGAATGTTATTTTGGACCTCCTCCAGAACGATGTTCAAATTTTATTAAACAGGGTGTTACTGATAATGATATAACAAGTTTTTTAATATTATCTTGTTCTGAAGCATCTCTTCCTGGATCTAGTTTAACTACACATGAATTGAACAACGATATTACTGGAGTAACTCAAAGACATGCATATCGTCGTTTATATGATGATATGGCTGATTTTACATTTTATGTTAATAATTCTTATACTCCTATTAGATACTTTGAAACTTGGATAAGATTTATTGCTGGAGAACAGGAAGCAAAAGAAATTTCTACGGATTTATATTATCCATATAGGGTTAAATATCCGGAAGAGTATAAGACCAGTGTTTATATTACCAAATTTGAAAGAGACACTCAGGCAAAAGGTGCTAGAAGTCCTCAAAAAATTGTTTACACATTTCATAATGCATTTCCAGTTCAAATTCAATCAATGCCACTTTCTTATGAGTCTTCTCAATTACTAAAGTGTACCGTGTCATTTTCTTATGATAGATATACATTAAGTAATACAGCCGTTTCTTCAATTTACACTAAAAACGAAGAACCAACTCAAACGCCTGCTGCTGGTGTTCCAAACCAAACTTATTCTACTTCTGGAATTCCAGAATTTCCTCCCATTGCCGCCGGCAATTTTAATGGAAATCCCATATTTGCAGATCCACCATTTGGTGTTGACAATATAAATCTAGGAAGTGGAGGAATTATTCCACCATTCTAAAAAGTTTAAATTTTTTTATTCACTATAAATAATCAAACCCGAATTGTTTTATCAAATTATGCCTTTACCAAGAATTGCAACTCCAACATATGAATTGGAATTACCTTCAACTGGACAAACTATAAAGTATAGACCATTCTTAGTTAAAGAAGAAAAACTTTTAGTTATTGCATTAGAATCTGAAGATACTAAACAGATTACTAATACAATTAAAACCGTTATTAAAAATTGCATCGAAACAAAAAATATTAAAGTTGAAGCACTTCCTACATTTGATATTGAATATCTTTTCCTTAATATTAGAGGGAAATCTGTAGGTGAAGAAATTGAAGTTAATGTAATTTGTCCTGATGATGGGGAATCTTTTGCTCCGGTTAAAATAAATGTTGATGATATTAAAGTTCAAAAAAATGATGAGCATTCAAATAGGATCAAATTGGATTCAACTTTAATGATGGAAATGAAATATCCATCATTAGATCAATTCATTAAAAGTAATTTTGATCTGTCCAGCAATAATGCTATGGAACAATCATTTGAATTAATTGCTTCTTGTGTGGATAAAATTTATAATGAAGATGAAGTTTGGGCATCTGCTGATGTAACAAAGAAAGAACTTATGGAGTTTTTGGATCAAATGAATTCATCTCAGTTTAAACAAATTGAGAAGTTTTTTGAAACTATGCCAAAACTTTCTCATACAGTTAAAGTAACAAACCCCAATACTCAAGTTGAAAGTGAAGTAGTGCTGGAAGGTCTATCAAGTTTTTTCGCATAGGATTGGTCCATATGGACCTAGAAAATTATTTTAAATTAAATTTTTCGTTGATGCAATATCATAAATATTCATTGACGGAAATTGAAAATATGATTCCTTGGGAAAGAGACGTTTATGTTGAACTTCTCAGGCAACATATAGAAGAAGAAGAGTACAAACAACAAGCGCAACAAAGTAATGGCTGGTAATCCACAAAATTTACCTACAGAAAATATAGATGGTGTAATTTTAAGATTACTGGCCTTAGAGCCTAATGAAGTTGATGAATTAGATTATGAATCATATCGCCAATATTTAAAAGAACTTTTAGTTGAAATCGCTGCAGAAAGAAGAAAAATTGGTAGTGATGAATTTAAAAATATAAGGGATGAATTTAAAAGAGTAAAGGGAAAAAAAGGTAGATTTAGAATAGTATCTAAAAAAACAAAGATAACTTCTAATAGTTTTGGGATTGGTAGAGTTAAAAATAACGTTGTTGAAAAGCAGAAAAAATTAATTCTTGCTCCCGTTGGTGGAGTTAAAAAGCAAAGTAAAGGGAATCAGGGAAAGGAAGAAAATGTAGAGAAAGTTTCTAAACCTAAAACTGATCCAATAATAATAGCATTACAAAGAATCATAAAAAATCTTGATTCTATTATAAAAACTTTAAGTAATATCAATAAGGAAAATAGTAAAAGATATAATATAGAAAGAAAATCTGCAGAAACTAAAAAACGTAAATCTAAGGAAAATGAATTAGAATCTTCTAAGTTTGGAGATGGAATAAAGAAAGCTATATCAACAATTGTTAAACCTTTCCAATCTATTTGGGATAAGATTATTAATTTTATTGGTAATATTATCTTAGGTAGAATACTTATCAATATCATTAATTGGATAGGGGATGAAAAAAATCAGGGTAAAATTCAAAGTATAATTAGATTTTTTTCAGATCATTGGCCTCTTCTTTTAGCATTATACTTAAGATTTGGAACTGGAATAGGAAAATTCATTGGAAAACTTAGTGGAGTTTTAATTAAAGGTGCTATTAAATTAGCTGGACTTGCTGCTAAATTGGCAGCAAAAGTTGGGTTAAAAGGTGCTGGAAAATTTGCTTCATTTTTAGGTGGTCCTAAAGGTAAATTATTAGGTGCTGGACTAACTGTAGCTGCTAATGTTGCTGGAGTAATGGCAACATCTGGATTTATAAAAGATTTTGCTGGAGGTGGAGAAGATAAAACTAACCAAGAAGATTTAAAAGGACCTAATCCTTCTGAAGCAGTTCAAAAATATGCTGGTGGTGGTTTGAGTGGTGGATTTAAAAATTTCTTTGGTAATGCATTTAGTGGAATGGTGAGGGGTCCAGGAGGATCAAAAGGAGATAAAATTCCAGCAATGCTTAGTAATGGTGAATTTGTAATGTCTGCTGGAGCAGTTCAAAAGTATGGTGTAGATACTTTAGAGTCAATGAATGCTGCTGGTGGTGGAACTAATATTCCTCAGATTGCTAATGGAATTGTTCGTGCTGCTGGTGGTGGATATGTTGGAGATGTTAGAGCAGCACAAGATGCTTGGATAAACTACATGAATGCAAATCCTGAAAAGTTTAATAAAACTGGTGTCTATGGAACTGCCGAAAGTACAAGTAATGCAACTAAAGATTTTCTAAAAACTTTTATGAAAACTGGACAACCTCCAGAATGGGCAAAAGTAACACAAAAAACTACAAAAGTTAATGCGCCACCAAACCAAGAATCTTATTCACAAAAACCACCAAAATCTCCTGGACAAAATACTCAATATAGTCAAACTCAATCATCAAGATCAACGCGACCAAACACTTCATCATCATCAATAAGTAGACAAACATCGGCACTTTCAACTAATGTAAGACCTCCGGTTCAAAGAATTAATACAAATATGAATGTACCTGGAGGTCGCATTCGCGGAGGTTCTCTTTCTGCTATACTGGCAGCATTTGAAATGAAACAGCGAAAGGATGAGGGTCAAACAAATCTTCAGGCAGGATTGGGTGCTGGAGGATCTGCTATTGGTGGACAACTTGGTTGGATGGCTGGAGTAAAGACAGGTGCAATTGCTGGTGCGGCACTTGGAAGCGTTGTTCCTGGTCTTGGAACTGGTGTTGGTGCAGCGGTTGGTGCTGTTGTTGGTGGACTTGCTGGTGGATTTGGTGGAGCATCTTTGGGTGGAAAACTTGCAGATGATCTTTCTGGTGTCAATTCTGCTAAAGAAAGAGCAAGTCGTGGCGTTGGAGGGAAAGTGGTTGGTGGATGGGGATTAAAAGGGCAATCTTTTAAAGATGCTCCGAAAACTTCAATTATAACTGATGATAAGGGAAGACCTTCTGTTGGATTTAAGGCACTGAAAAATGGACAACTTACTTATGTAAGAAGATCTGCGCCTGGAACTGGAACAAGAAACCCACTTGAAATGCTTGGTAGGTTTATTAATCCAAATGCATATAAGGACAATGATGCAAAAATTGGAAGGCGACATCATAAAGAAGCAATGGTAAATGCCTTGGAAAGTATGCAATCTCAAGGTATGGCTCCAGATGCTCAAGCAAGAATGATGAAGCAAATGGGTGGAAATCTAAAAGATGTTCAAAATGATTTAAGGTATAGAAACAAAACTAAAAAGCAACAATCAGATGAGCAGAAAAGACTTATGACTGGAGGTGATAAGGGTGCTGTAATGAGAAGAAATAATGCTGCCAGAATAGCAAGAAGTCAATCTTCAGCAAAACCTCCAGTAAAACCACTGCCAAGATCTAAACCAAAACCTTATGTTCCTGCTGGAGGTGGTATGAACGGAAGAAGAGGAAGTGGGTCAAATCCATCTGTACGCGGATCAAAAACAAGATCTCAAAATCCATCTCCAGGATCTTCATCAACTAGACTCGCAAGAAGCACATTAGGAATTAAATAATAATGGCAAAATTACTTCCTTCATCAAAATCCTCAATAGTTAAATTTTCACCGATAATTTCGAAGAAATCTTTTGGCGTATCTTCAAATAAAACTGAAGATACGCCAAATAAATTCAATATTGGAATACTAAAATCAGTACTTAAAATTGATAAAAAGGTTATAGTAATTGATAAATTATTGAAAGATTCACTCTTTTTGACAAAGAAATCCGAAGAAAATAAAAAAAAGCAAGAAGAAAAGAAAGAATTTTCTGATAAAGAAAAAAAATTAGAAAAGAAAAATTTACCAAAAGAAAAAGCAGGTATTAATCTTCCATCTCCTCCAAAGATGGGATTTTTGGATTGGATTAAAAACTTTATTACTCAAACTATTCTTGGATTCTTTGCAGTTAGATTGATTAAATTTTTGCCTAAATTGTTGGAGATACTTCCAACAATTATCAATGTTAGTGATTTTATTATATCTTGGGGTGGAAAACTTTTAGATGGATTAATAACCTTTGTTGATTGGGGATATAAAGCAATTGATGGAACAAAAGAAACTTTAAAAAAATTTGGTGGTGATGGATTAGAAAGTAATTTTGATAAATTTATTGGAGCAGTAGGTAATATAATAGATATTGCCATTATTGCTGCTATTGCTACTGCTGATAGTGGATCATTTGGCAAAGATAATAAACCCTCCGTGAATAAAAGAGGGTTTGATGTAAAGGGGAATAGAGTAAATAGAAGCGTACAAAACAGATATGCTCAAAGATATGGTAGAAACCAATTCGTAGATAGGTTTGGTAAAAAGAACTTACAGAATCTATATGGAGGTGCAAGAAGAGGAATGTTTCAAAAAGGTGCTCGTAGTGCCTTTATGGGACTTGCTGGAAAAGGTGGAGCAAAAGCAATTCTTGGAACAGTAAGACCTTTACTGAAACGACTTCCAATTATTGGTGCATTGATTGATTTTGGATTATCTGTGGCACTCGGAGAAAATCCTGGAAGAGCAGCATTTAAGGCAATTGGTGCTGCACTTCTCGGATCTTTAGGTGCTGCCGTTGGATCTGTCGTTCCTGTTGCTGGAACTTTTCTTGGCGGATTACTTGGCGGATTTGCTGGTGATGCTATTGGTGGAGCATTATATGATATGTTCTTTGGAAATAAAAAACCAAAAACTGGAAAAGTTGCAAAAGCTGCTGGTGGTGGAATGCCATCAACTCGTGGGGGAAAGTTAGTAGGGGGTCCTCCAAAGAGAACTATAAAGAAAAAGAAAACTCCAAGAACATTATCAGCAACAAGACCAAAATTAAAACCGGGTTCTGCAATTGGTGGTGAGAAAAAAATAAAAGAACTATATCCTGAACCCAAAGATAAGACTAAAATGAGTCCCTTTGAGTTCTTGAAAAAATCTTATAATAGATTAACAAAATTGAAAGAACTTGGGGGAGTTGCTTCTCTTGGTATTAAATCTGTAATGGGTGATAGATTAAATTATATAGATTTTAAAAGTGCAGCAACTGGAATTAATAATTGGATAAACAAAACTATGACTCCAGAAACACTTGCATACGCTGGTGGAGGAGAAGTTAATGTTCAACAAGTAATTTCTGGAGAAGATTATAGTGATGTAATAGCAAAATCACTTCAACACTCAGTTGCACCAGAATCTGAAAAAATTATTCAGGACTTGATGAAACAGTTGATGTTAAAGAAAACTGAACAGGAGATTAAAGAAAAAGAACCTACAGGAGAACCTACAACTCCAGAAGGAATACCATTGGGTGAAGGTGAAACTGCAAGTGGAAGAGCATTAATGTCTGGGTTAGTGCAAAGAGGATTTACTAAAGAAGAAGCGGCAGCAATTGTTGGTAATTTGTGGGCAGAATCTGGATTTAGGACAACTGCAACTAATCCAACTTCTGGTGCTTTTGGTCTTATGCAATGGTTGGGTGGTAGAAAATCTAGATTATATTCTTATGCTGCAGAGCAGGGAAAGCAAGTTACTGATGTTAATCTACAATTAGATTATATTAAGTGGGAATTGAAGGGTGGGAATGCTTATGAAACCGCGCAATTCCAAAAAGCAATGGCATATGGAAGTGGTGTTGCTGATAAAACTAGAGGATTTGCTCAAGAAGTAGAAAGAGCAAGTGCTAGAGAACTTAGTTCCTCTATGTCAAAACGAGTGGGTGCTGCTGAATCGGTTTACGGTGGAAGAATGGTTGCTGGTGAAAATCCTATATCAAATGTAAATTTAAAAGGGGGTAGTGGAAAATTTGTTCAGGGTAATTCTGGAAATTCTGGAGGAATTCATTTTCATATTGGACCAGGAACTCAACCTGGTCAAGTTGACACGAGATATAATTCTGATGCAAGAATATCAGCATCAAAAGTAATAAAACATTTTCTTGGTAAAAAGTCTTTATATGATGGTAGGAGGGATACAAGTTATACTTCAGGTAGTGGTGCCGAAGTTATGGCGGCACAAAAAGCTCATAGTGCTTCTGGATCTCAGGGAGGAATTGATATTCAAGTTGGTGGTGGATACGACCCAGGAGCAAAAGTTCAATTTCCATTTGCAGTTAGTAATATGGCCTATCGCCCAGGTGGGTTTGGAGTCAGTGCTAAAATTAATGGACTTAATGCATTTGTTGCTCACGGTAGATATGATGAAAATGGTAAAATCGCTAAGCAAGAAAGGGGAATTAATTTATATGCATTTCACGGAATGAATAAAGTAATGTCCAAAGATGGATTATTAAAGTACCATAAAGGAGAGTTTATTAGTGTTACTGATGCAGATTCTTTTAGATTAGTTGGTAATATTCTTATGGATATTAATGGTATTGAAAATAAATCCCAATTGATCGCAAGAGCTCCATCAATCATTGAGAAACTCAAATCAATTTCTGGTTATACTGACTATGAACAAGAACAATCGCAGATAGTATTTGTCCCTATGCAATCTGAATCTTCAGAATTTTTACCATTAGGATCTAAAACTTCTATACCTTCTTACTATCCACCATCCATAGATAGTATGGGGGATCAAATGAGCGACTCTTTAATGTACGGATAAAAAATGATTAATGTAACCGAATCACTTAAAAAGTCTAGTAATAATATACCAATTTTTGAACTCTTTCCAAACGAAGGAGGAGAACCAATTGCGTTAAATAAAGGTGTTTCTGAATTGCATTATTATGAAAATATATTAGCAGAAAGTATTAGAGTTCAAGCGGTTGTTGTTGATACCGGAAATTCTGGAGAGGCAGATGATGGCACAGGAGCATCGATAGGATTTGCAGAAGCACTTAAAATTGGTAATGGGGAAAAAATATATTTACAGATAGAAGATGGATTTGATCCTCCTAATAAACTTTCATTTATTAGTGATCCTAATTCATTTCATTTAAATCAAACACAAAAAATATCAGAGCATACTCAAAAAAGTGTTTTTTCTCTTGACTTAGTATCAAGAGAATTTTTAAAGAATGAATCTTCAGATGCAAGAGTTGTAAAAAGATATGATGGAAAAATATCAGATCATGTTAAAAAAATTCTAGAAGAAAATTTAAAAACAGAAAAGGAACTTGATATTGAAGTTACTGAAAATAAGTTCAATTTTATTGGGACAACAAAAAAACCATTCTGGACAATTTATTGGTTGGCAAAAAAATCTGTTCCAGTTATTCCGGGTGCTTTAGGAAAAACTGCAGGATTCTTGTTTTTTGAAAATGCGGATGGTTATAAATTTAAGTCCGTTGATAAAATGTTTGATCGGATTGCAGTCAAAAAATATATTTTTAACAATACTACTTCTACTATAGTTCCAGTTGGTTACGATGGAAAAATTTTAAACTACGAATCAACAGATTGTAGTGATTTTCAATCAAAACTTCAAATGGGAACATATCACTCCGAGAACAAAGGAGTTGATTCCTATGAAAGTTTTTATGATGAAAAACCAGTTGATTTGAATTTACAAGAACCAATTGTAATTACTGGAGGAACTGATTTTAAATTTGTAAATGAAGAATTTACTGATTTCCCAACACGGTTTAATTGGAGTCTTGATTCTGTAGGATTTCTTCCAGAGGGAAATAGTTTAACTGAGCAACTTAAAAAATCAAAAGAACTTGATATTGATAAGCAGCAAATTCAGAGTAGAGCTTCATCGAGATATAATCAATTATTTACTATAACTTTAAAGATTACTCTTGCGGGAGACTTTAGTTTGAGAGCTGGAGATTTGATACATTGCGATTTTCCCGAACTTTCGACTAAACCAAATCCAAGTTATAATCCAAGAATGAGTGGAATTTATATGATTTCCGCTTTATGTCATACTATCAGTGCAAATGAAACATATACAAATCTTGAATTGGTTCGTGATTCTTATGGAAGAAAACCAGCTCAAATGTGAATAAATAATATGACTTATTTACTTGTGCTCATATGAGCAGGACACTTCAGCAACACATTAATAATGACCGTGATGAGTTAGATAATCCTAACACTAGTGGTCAGCGTCGTCGTCATTTAGAAGGAGAACTTGATGCTCTTGAGCAATATCAAGTTAATCATCCGAATGATGACCATGATCCAAATGCTTTGGAACTTTATTGTGATGCTAATCCAGATGCCCCCGAGTGTAGATTATATGAAGATTAATTATGTCTGACGTAACAACTGGAAAAGGATTTGATTCTGAATTTTTAACTCACCCGCCTCGTTGGTTTGGTCGTATAGAATCAAGTGAAACGTGGAGGGATAATATTGCCGCAAAAAAATTTGATCAACTTTCCGACATTAAAGGTTGGGGGTATCGATATAAAGTAAGAATTTTTAGTTGGCATACTGGGGATATGAATATCGTGCCCCCAGATCAAATGGTGATGGCAAATGTTGTTTTACCAGTAACATCTGGATCTGGACTTGGTGGATTTGGAGAAACACCATGCCTTTCCGCTGGTTGTATTGTAACTGGATTCTTTATGGATGGAATGGGTGGGCAAGAACCCTATATTGATGGTGTTCTTGGAAACTCAAATAATAATGTACCAAAAGAAAGAGGAGGACCTCCTCCAAATAATAATCCAACTGCAGCAAGATCTACAGCACAAAATTTAGATAACTTAACTACTGCACAACTAAAAAATCTTTTAAACCCAGCAAAAACTCCAACAAAACAAGAATTTGCAGCTGCTGCCACAGCAAGAGAAGCAGCAACAGCAGCTGGACTCCCTAAAGATGAGATTGAAAGACAAGTTTTATTAGCAACAGTAAAAGCATCTCAACCAGAGCAATCTCCACCAAGACAAGTAAAGGAAAAGCAAAGCACTCTTGGATATCAATTATATGATTCAACTTTCAATAATCCAAATTTTGCAAAATTACCAGATTTTAGAACGGTAAGTAAATTAAATTTAGGTGGAGTTCCTGGCCCATCTAACTTTCCATTATATACATTTGATTCTTTACATCTTGATCCGGTTAAATCTTACTTAATGCAGGATGAAGATAAAAAGATTTTAAGACCCTTAATAAGTTCATGTAAGAAAAAGAATTCCGAAGTGAAAGGAATTCAAAGAGTTATTAAAAATCTTTTAAATGAAGTAGAAAAAATAAAAAAATTTGCAGGAGAAGTGACTGCATTTGCAAATTCTATTGTCGATCAAGTTACAGGATTAATTAGCAAAGCAACTGAATATATTGCTTCATTTATGAAGAGTATATTAGATAATGTTATATCATATGTTCAGAATAAAGTTTCTGATGTGGTTAAGGAAGTTCAAGCATTTTTGTTTCCTGGAGAAATTCCTACATTAACTTCAATTACAGAAAATGGTTTAGAAGGAATAAATTGTATATTTCAAAAAATTATAAGACAATTAATTCCTACTATCACCGAATTATTAAAAAATCTTTTAGATAAAGCAATCAATGGTCCTTTATGTGCAACAGAGCAATTAATTTCTGATTTTCTTTTTAATGGTGTTTTAGATCAAATAAGTAGTATGGTAAATACTGCCATACAAGCTATAACAAACTTGGTTGGAATTGGTTCTAGTTTTGTAGGGAATATATTTAATGCTTTGGATTTTATTACTGGAATTTTAGAATTCTTTAAATGTGATGAAGAAAAATCATGCCCAGATTATAATGAAATAAATCTTATAGGACCTGCATTGCCTGGCGGTGATGTTCCTGCACCAGTGCCTGATGGAAATAAAACTCCTTCTGATGGCGATAAAACTATTGTTGGCGATACGCTTAATACCTCAGAGGGTCTAAGTGAAGGTAAGGCAGAAGCACAACCACAATCTAATATTGCTGCTGGAACTGGATCTGTAAGTTCAACAAATCCTATACCTTCAGGCACAGAAGACACACGAACATTTGGGCAGATAGAACGGGATCAACTTAGGCAAGGTATTTCTCCAGGAGATGTTTCATTCATTTAATTATGACATTTACAAATAAAGTTCCGGATAGATCAATACGAGTTTCATTTTATGATAAGGATGGAGTTCGCGTTGATAATGTAACAAAAGCACAAGCAACCACTGTTAATCCTGGTCTTGTAGAATTTTATGGAACAGATCGTGTATTTTATTTCCAAGATAAAAATGGTCTTCAAAGAGAACTTACTCTAAATGAAGTACTACAATTAAAACCAGAAACTGATTTAATCAGCAGCACTGCTTTAATTGGATCAGGGTGTCCAACTGCACCTCAACCCTGCGGACCACCAAAGGTTCAATTTTTTGGCGGTGAAGGAGTTGGAGCTATGGCAAATGCCGTAATTAGTCCAATTTCTTCTGGTGTAATGGCATTTGATATAGTAAATCCCGGAAAAAATTATAAATCTCCTCCTATTACAGTTCTTCAAGATGAATGTGGAAAAGGTAATGGAAGTTCTTTAAAATCTATTTTAAGTAATG